TAATATTATTATTGTTAAAAATTATATAATTTGAAACATTATTATTATTTTGTTTGATATAATTTGATACATTATTAATTTTTTGATTATTTAAAGTAATAAAGTCATTAATATTAACATCAAATGTGTTAATATCTTCTTTAAAATTGCTTATATTATAATTTAAATTGCTATTATATAATTTAAGTGTATTATCAATATTGCTAAAATTCGAACTTATATTTGAATTAATATCGTAGAATGTATTATTTATGTAACTTTGAAAATTATTTAATCTTTGATTTGTATTATTTTTATTTTCTGATATTTTAGAATCAAGAATAATATCATTACTATTAATAATAGTAAATAATTCATAATGAGTTCTATTTATTTTTTTATTTAAAATAAAATCGTCGTTACTAGTTTGATTAATGATGTTAATAATATCATTTGATGTTACTGCAGGAATTAAATTGGTAATATTATTATATAATATTTCATTTGAGTAATTTATTAAATTATTTACTCTTTCTGTTGTAAAATATAAATTAGATTCTCCTTCAAAAACTTTGTCTGTATTTGTAATATTAATATCATAAATAATATTAAATCCTTCATTTGTAGGGTCATAGTTATTAATTATTATATTGTCAACAATTAATGTACCTTTATAGTAATCATTAGTTATTTTTTTGGAATTATTACCATTTTCTATATTATCAAGTGTTATTTTATCATTAATATTTTTTGTATTTATTAATTTATCATATAAATCATTTTCGAAATATTGTTTTTTATAATATCTATTATTAGCGGTTTCATTTAAATCATCTGTTGTTTTATCATTTAAATTAACATTTGTTATATTTACACCTTCGACTATTATGTCATTAGCATAAATTGTACCCCATTTATTATTAGTATCTCCAATATTTTGATTATTTGTATTATTTGGAAGTATATTATTTTCAAAAACGGTATCAGTTTTAAATAAAATATTATTATTATTAAATTTTGCTAAAACATTTTCAATAATTTCAGAATTATTATTATTTCTAACAGTTATAGAAAGTTCATGTTCATCTGTAGTATTATTGATAGTATTTGCACCTATTAAAATCGCATTACTATTACCAGAATTTTTAATAGTTCCATTTTCAGTTTGTTTTTCAATATCATTAGCAATTAATAAAATATATGTTTCGTCTTCTGTTGAAGAAAAACTAGCAATATTTGAATTTGTTGCTTTTAAACTAAAAAATGGGTTATATGACATAATGACTAATATCTTTGTCTAATCTAATACTTTTATCTATTTTTTTTTGATAAATATATATAAACATTTAATTATATTTAATACATAATGAGTTCTAAGGAGGAAAACAGTGTTAAAATTACTAAAGGAAATCTTACCAAACATGTAATTGAAGCATTTTTATCTGAAGTCGATTATAGTAAACAATATAATGCAAAGACATTAAGGAATATGATTGATAATTGTTATAAAGAAACAAAGGAAAAAATTGTTGTTCCCAAAAAAGCACCAAGTGAATATAATTTGTTTGTAAAACAAAAGAATAAAGAACTAAAAGAAACAAATCCTGAAATGAACAATACTGAAATTTTCAAAAAAACTGCAGAACTATGGAATGAATATAAGAAAACTAGAGCATAAATATTATAATAAATGAATAATAAAGATATAACAATTGTTACATGTTATTTAGATATTGATAAAAGTAAACATGGAAAAGAAAATTATATAATTTGGATAAAGAATTATTTATCAATTATTAAAAACAATAATATAGTAATATATTGTAATTGTGATAAAACAATTAGATTAATTTTAGAATTAAGAAATAATTATTTAAATAAAACTAAAATAGTAAAAATAAAAATCGAGGACTTATATACTTATAAATATATTGATTATTTTACTAAAGATAATAAAAAAGATCCTGAAAAATATCACGTAACTGAATTATATTTAATATGGAATAACAAGGTTGCATTTATGTATGATGTATTTAAAAATAAGTATTTCGATACCGAATATTATATATGGACTGATATTGGTATGTTAAGAGAAGGAAAATTATATGATATACTAAATACTAATGAATTTAAATGTAATATTGAAAAACTTAATAAAAACAAGATTACATTATTAAAATTAAATAATTTTACATCTGAAGAATTATCTTATAATAATACAATAATACCATATGAATATAAAACTGGAATAAATAGATGTGGTGGTGGTGTTATAATATCTTCTAAATTCTTAATGGAAAAATGGTTTAATATTTATTATTCAATGTTAGATACTTTTATATCAAATAACCTTTTTGCAGGAAAAGATCAAAATATTTTAAATAATATTTATATTAAATATGGGGACAATTTATTTAATTTAGTAGAACCAATTGATTATAATTTAGATAAATGGTTTTATATATTGTATTATATTACAAATTAATTTTTATATTATTATATTATAGTATAATAAAATGAAAAAAAATATAATGAATACCAAAACAACAAAATATTTATCAATTGTTTTACTAATAGTATTAGTATTTAGTATTTTATACTATTTTATGTCAAATTTAAATAATAAAACCGGTACAACTATAGTTGATATACAAATGCCATATGAACAAGATATGTCACTTCAATCAGAAGAATACTCAGCACCTCCTGATAATATTATAGAAGGATTTAGTTCTTCTAATATGGGTTATAATCAAACTAAGATGATTGTAATTTATACAGCTTCTTGGTGTCCACATTGTAGATCATTTATGGGAATGAAAGATAAAGACTCTCAAATAGGTGAAGATAGTGAATTTACAAAAACTAAAAACGAGTTAGGAGATTGCTTCGAACATGTTATAGATTCAGATGCAAATAGTGGTGAAAGAATGCAAAAACATGGTATTGATGGTTATCCAGGTATTGCATTTGTTGATAAAAATAGTGATGTTGGTATTCCTTTAACAAATACAAAAAGAACAGCAGAAGATATATGTTCTAAATTTAAAGCTTTGTCTTCATAAAAAAGTACATATCTTTATTTTTTTTATAAATTATAAATAATATTTTAATTTTAATAATTTTTATAGATATGTACTTTTTTATTATTATTTAAATATATAATAAGTATATTTATTATATGTTGTATATTAGTTTTGATATTGGTGTTAAAAATTTAGCATTGTGCATTTTAAAACAAGATAATAATTTAATTGAAATTATTGATTGGCGAGTTATTACTTTAGTAGAAAAAAAGAAAGATATTAATGGACTAAATAATATATCTGAAATACTTTTTTATGAATTGGATAATATTATGGGTTCTTTAGAAGAATTAAAATATGATAAGATTGATTATGTTTTAATTGAAAATCAACCTTCTAATTTAAATGGTATTATGAAAAGTATACAGTTATTAATATTTAGTTATTTCTCTTTATTGAAACATTGGGATAAATTGAATATGAATGTTTTATTAATTAATGCAAGTTTAAAACTACAATATCATACATTTAAACCAGAACCTTTTATAAAAATAGATAATACTAGAACAAAAAAAGAACAAAAAAGAGATAAATATAGAAATAACAAAAATGATGGTATAGAAATAACTAAATATTATATTAAAAATAATGAAAAATTAAATACCTATTTTACCAAATATAAAAAGAAAGACGATTTAGCGGATACATTATTACAGACGGTATCATATATAAAAAAAAATTTTAATTTAGTGATTGAAGAAGTTTCAATATCTCATATGAATTTGTTAGAGGATTTAGATTAAATAAATAAAAAGTTATTATTATATGATATAATCATTATTATTCAATGCAAACTTTGAACAAAGGAACAGGGGTTGGAGGTTCGAATACTAACAAAAATGGATTACCTTATGAAAAATTAACTGATTTAGATGATAAAATAAAAACACTTCAACAAAATAAATATTCCCATATAATCAATTTTGATAACACTAGTAAAAGTTTAATTAAAACTAAACAATCTCATCTTTTTGAATACATGAAAGATGAAATTGATAAAAATATTAATAAAGCACATGGTTGTAAAAATCATGACGAATGTTATATTGATAAAGAATTTAAAAACATATTTATTATTGAAAAAAAATTTCAACAATGTTCCGGTTCTGTATGTGAAAAAATACAAACACCTGATTTTAAATTATGGCAATATTCAAGGACTTTCCCAAATTATAACATTATATATATATATTGTTTATCAGATTGGTTCAAAAAAAACTGTATCGCAGAATTAGAATATTTAGATTTTAAGGGTATCAAATACTTTTGGGGAAACAGTGAAACATACAAAGATGATATAATTAATTACATTTTTAATTATAAATGATTACCTCATTAGTAGTAGAACCTGGATTCTTTGAATTTATTGCTCGCCTTGCTACAATTTCATGACAATTATAATCTTTAAAAGAATTTGTAACTATATCTACTTTTGCATTACTCATAACAAACTTTATATTTTTAAATTTTTTTATTTCATTAAATAGTAATTCATGTTTTTCTAAATTGAAACCATCTGCATTATATCCAACAAATGATTTTGAGTTTTCTGGAGAATATGGAGGGTCTAAATAAACGAAATCACCATCTTTAACATTTTTTATTGAATCGATAAAACTATTTTGTTTAAATTCTACATCCTTTATTAAATTACTAATAATATCTAAATCAGTTTTAGATATTATTGTTGATATTTCTTTGTAATGTCCATATGGAACATTATATCCATTTGGACCTTCTCGATACATACCTCTAAAACAAGTCTTATTAATAAACATGAATATAGCAGAACATTCTATTGTATTTTTATCCATTTTATTATATTTATTTCTTATCCAATAATAAAAACTTTCTTTAGAAGTTTTTGATTCTTCAATAGAAATAGGTTTTCTATTAATTATAGAACCGGTAATACTATTATATTCATTGATATATAAATTAATAATTTTATATAATTCTTCTTTATTATTTTGAATATTTTTATATACATTAATTAGGTCATTATTGATATCATATGCGTGAATTTTATTTTTAATTACAATTTTATTTTGTTTTTGTAATGATAAAACAGATAATAAAACACTTCCGCCTCCTAAAAATAGTTCATGATAATTATTCATTTCATTTGGTATTTTTGAAATAATATGATTAATAATTTGTTTTTTACCACCTACCCATTTCAAGAATGGTTTTTGTAATTTAGTTTCAGTCATTATATTAAAATCTATCTATTAGAATCTAATTTATTTTAAATAATCAATTTTTAATTTTAGTAATAGTATTTTCTATTAAAAACTATTTATTTAGTATTTTTCTCAAATAAGTAATAGTATCATTATTAAATTTTTTAAATTTATTATTAATAATTTCATTTGTTATTTTTTCAAAAAAAATATCATTTAATTCGTAATTATTTTGCTTATTATTTTTTTTATATTTTTTATATTTCCATTTATATATTAATTCTTTTTTAATATTTGATATATCATCATGATACATATGTTTATAAATTTTTTTATTTTTAATTAATTTATTAACAAAATTTTTTAAATTATTATTTATATAATAATCATAATTTATATTTTTCCATAAATC